TTATGCGGGACTGAAGCCTTCTTTTTTCTGTCGCATTTGATATTCCTTTAGCATGTCCATGATCTGATCTTCCACTTCGATTGTACGGACTGATCCGGCTGTTTTAGGTGGGACCAATTCATACTCTTTCATGTTGTTATTTTCAGAGTATATAGTTTTGGTTATGCGAATTTCATTGGTTTCAAAATTGATGTCGGACCATTTTAGGGCACATAATTCACCTGAACGCATTCCGGAAAAAGCGAGTAAATAAAATCTCTCAAGATCCATGTCTAATCCAAATTCCTTTACAGTCAAAAGGAATTCTTCGAGTTCCTCTTTTTCAAAATACTTTTCTTCAATCGGGTTATTTTCGATATCTTCTACAGTTAAACGTTTTTTCGGAACGACTGCACCTTCTGTTGGGCTATGTTTCAATAGCTTTTGTTGTATGGCATATTTAAAAATCAGCCCTGCTGTAGTATGGACCCCACTTATTGTATTTCGAGCATAGCCTTGTTCCGTAAGATCATTTAATATTTTTTGGTACTTTCTTGTTGTGATCTTTGCAATATTTGTTTGGCAATATATCGGTTGAGAATTTTAATTTCTTTTGTTCTAATCCTAATGGTGCCTTTCTTGTTGCCAGTGGTAAGTGCATAATCACGAATCCAATCAGCAGCCAGCTTTTCGAATGTCATCTTTTTCACGACAGACTCATCTATGCCATCTTCTACAAGAGCGGCAATAGCATCAAGGACTCTTTTTTCAGCCTCTTTTTGGTCTTTCCTCTTCTTGCTATTTGTTTGCGTTTTCCGGTAACCGGATCTCTTGGACCGTCACCGACAGCGAGCCACTTCTTTCCCTTTACTAATTCCTCAAAGTACAATTTACTCACCTCATTTTATTGAATAGTTCTATAGAGTTCTTTATACATCATGAATGAAAACTGTTTCCTTCTGTACATTTCCAGCCGTTTCGCAGCAAAAGGATATGTTACGTTGAAGGTGTCACCTATTAACTTTATAGCCTCTGACTGCATGCGTGGCAACGAAATTTTTTCAAGCATGAATGTTGGCACACAGAAATGATACATAAAGCTATTAGCCTGGTATTCTTGCAACTGTCGGAACATGCGATTCATATTGAATTGGTTTCCACAGTGTTTAATCACGTGGCCGAGTTCATGAACAAAATCCTCCCATTGCTGCTGACGAGATGTCCTTGAATCCAACACCATGCTATAGAGACCATTTATGCAAAACATGCTGCTGGTTGTCTCCTCGTAATGAATCCATATTTCGAAAGCAGCTGCAATGCGTTCCATATCTATCTCTTCAGGAGCAAGCATATTTAATTTGAGATAGATCTTTTTCACTTCTTCTTCTAAGTGTGATAATTGAATAGCCATAATTAACACCGCCAAGATGAGAATGTATGTTCTGTTTTTGGTGTGAAAGAAAAGCCCAAGATAACAGGGCTATTATAAATTAAGTAATTGTTTCTTCTTGATTTCATATTCTTCTTGAGTTATAGCATCCATGTCTAATAGTTCTTTGTATTTTTTAACTCATCAGCTACAGAGATACTTGGTGCAGGCGTAGGTGCCGCGGCTGCTGCAGATTGCGCTGGCGCAGCCTGATGCTCCTCGATATACTTTTGAATTTCTAAAACCATTGGTAGCTCATCTGGCCCGAAGTTAAAAGTGTTGTCATCTTGTGTAGCTTCCCAAAGTCCCTTAGTCTCGTTAGCCGATGGAGTAAGGAACTGAAAATAACCTGAGGTTACTAGTCCAGGTTTTTTGATTTGAACGCCAGATAATTCACTTATGCGATAAGATTTTTCTCCACTAAAACCCCGTGTTACAGCGTTGATAACACCTTTACGTGTCATTCTTACGAAGTTACCGTCAAGAGTAATTGTGGTTTGTTTGTTTTAAAATAATACTCTTTTTATCAGATTTGTTTTCCTGTCTAAGTTGAGGTTCGTTCATAGGTTTGTTTTCTGTCAAAAATGGTTCATTCGAAGTAGGTACCTCAGTTTTGATTTCTTCAGTTGCTTTTTCTTTTTGGGCAGTAAATCTTTCTTCATTGCCATCAATTCTTGGTTTTAAGTATTTAACAAATGCTTCAGGATCACCAACTGAGATATTGGCAACGGTGAAATCAACGTCTGAAGCTTTGCAGTCGATGCGGTATCCTGTAAGTGCTTTTTTAGTTGAATCAATCTCAAAAATTGAATCAAACGACCATTCTTTCAATATTGGTTCTTTCTTTTTTAAAAAGCCGAAATAAACCATATCTTCCGTGAGAATAAACAAACCAAATGGTTGTGAAGGAGTCTCGGGATGTCTTAAGTGCCCAGTAGCAACTTCAATAATACTTTTGTTTTTTCATCAAGCAGAGGTTTTACTGCCTCATAAGTTTTGACGAAATTTTTAGGAGCCTTCGATTGTTTCTTTAATAGACAATTATAAACCTCACCATTTTCAAATAAAAATGCCAACTGTAATTTCCCCTTTTTATAAAAAAATGTCATTGAAAAATTAAAAGAAGATACCCGTTTTTTGGTACACCAATGGGATACGGTTGGGAAACCAGTGACACACCATTGGGAGACGGGCATTTCTTCAAACCCTTGATACATAAGGGTTTGAACACTTGTAATTATTTACATTGGTACACGAATGGGATTACATTAGTTACCATTAGACTTTTTTGGGAAACTTCTATTAATAACTAAATAACTAAAGAATAACTAAATCAATATAGATTAGTCATTGCAATACTTTGCTTAAAGGAGTGTCAATCATTCTCTCTATTCGGAGATTTACGACCTTTTTCTTTTTCTTTTAAGTACTTAATAAAGTCAATAGCTTGTCTTCGTGCTTCTTCTGAAAAATCAGATGCATCTTTAAAGGCGATTTGTAAATCGGGATCTTCGAATAAGTCACTATTAAAATTGTTAGGTTTTTTGCCTGTAAGGATATAATCAGTAGTTACGCCATATAAATTGGCTATTTTCACAAGCATTTCACCATCAGGCTTCCGCAAACCATATTCCCAGTTTGCATAAGTTGACATGGTTTTAAGACCTAATTTCTTTGCAACTAGAGATTTGCTCCAACCCTTTTCTCTCTTAATTCGGTTAAGACTTTCCCTGTTATATTATCCATATTTATACACCTTTTTTCATTTGCTGTGTAAATTTTAACACGTTTTACACACGGTAAATAAATAGTTACACAAAAGAATAAAAATATATTGACTTACCCTTAGTGTGTATATTATGATGAGATCAACAAATGTTACACATATAGGGTAAGGTGGTGGAACAATAATGCTTAGAAAACTCCGAGATACAAGACTCGCTCAAGGAAAAACTCAGACATACATGGCGAAACAACTTGGCTATAGGTACGCTAGCGGCTATGCCAACATAGAAATGGGCCGCACAAAACCAAGCCTTGAGAAAGCTCAACAAATTTCTGAGCTCCTTGATGGTGATGTAAACGAACTTTTTTTGATGAAAAGTTACACAAAAAGAGTAAAACGACAGCATAGGAGGTTAAAGATATGTTTACTATGCAGTACGATGAACAATTCATAGATCAGATTGCTGCAAAGATTGCAGACAGAGCAACTGAAATGCTTGTTGAACGTCTTGGCTCACTGAATGAACTCCCTCATGTTCTTACAAGGGAAGAAGCTATGAAAGTTCTTCGGTGCGGTCAAACGAAAATGTCTGAATTGATGGCTCGGCCTGATTTTCCAGTTAACGATGAGTTTGGAAAGAAATACCGACACAATTACTTTTCAAATGGATCGAACGAAACACCCGTTGGATTGAAGAAAATACAAAGTATTTTCACAAGGAGGCAACAGCGTGAATAGGTAACTGCTACAGAACGAAAAAGTTCGTTGAGTAATTTAGGTCGTCCGTTCGTTTCGTTGTGTGAATTCAAAGAATTACTCTTTCTAAGGAGGTTCATGAATGAACGAATTACAAAAAGTATTCAATTATCAAGATCAGCAGGTTCGGACAGTTGTAAAGGATGGACAACCTTGGTTTGTCGCAAAGGATGTCTGCAATGTACTAAATCATTCAAATCACAAAGTAGCGGTGTCCCGGCTCGACGAAGACGAGGTAAGTAAAGTTTACCTCACCGATTCATTAGGCCGTAATCAAAAAACAACCGTTGTCAATGAAGCTGGTTTGTATTCACTTATTTTAACTAGTAACAAACCAGAGGCTAAACAATTCAAAAGATGGATCACTCATGAAGTCATCCCGGCAATTAGAGAAACAGGTGGCTACGTTGCAAATGACGAGTTATTCATCCAAACATATTTGCCGCAGGCAGATGAAAATACAAAGCTGCTTTTCAAAACTACTCTCCACACTATGAAAGAGCAAAGCAAGCAAATTGAAAGTATGAAACCGAAAGTGATTTTTGCTGAGGCGGTTGAATCGTCCGAGTCCTCTGTGCTTGTTGGTGAATTAGCGAAAATCATCCAGCAAAACGGTGTAGATATTGGGCCGAATAAATTATTTCAATGGCTGCGCGACAATGGCTATCTAATTCGCAAAAAAGGTGAGTCATTTAATCTCCCGACTCAACGCAGTATGGATATGGGCCTGTTCGAAATCAAGAAGAGAACTGTAAGCAACCTTGACGGTTCAATCAGGACCACACGCACACCAAAGGTAACCGGAAAAGGTCAGATTTATTTTGTGAATAAATTTATGTCATCTCAATCGGCTTAATCGCCTTAATCGCCTTCACTCCACAACTTTGAGGAGTGAGGTGGTGATCTCCACAATTTTGGGGAGATTGAAATAGCCGTTTATGGCAAAGGGGCACTCCCATTCCTTCATTAATTAAATTTTACCAAATAATTCCCCGTGAAACAGGAGGAGAACATATGTCGAACAACCCGTATAAACTCGATAATTTACCAAAAATTATGAGGGAGGTTAGAAAGGCAATTGGTTTTACTCAATTCCAATTAGGACAGTTACTTGGCGGCAAGGATCAGCGGTATGTATCTGAGGTCGAAAATGGTCTAAGCACACTAACGCCTGAACTCTGCATCAAATGGTTTGAGGTATGCGGAGCTTATGAACACATTGACCTTGTGCATTACTTGTTCCGGCTCCATCCGAGGGCGACTGCGCCAGTCGATCCGGCGTTGAATGTAAGTCCTAGCAAAGCGCTCATCAATTTTATGAAGCAAACAAAAGAATCACTTGAGGCTGCTGAAAATATCGCCCTGTGGTTGGCGAACGAGCGGCCGGGCAGGGTTGAGGCTCTTCCCATGAGTGATCTTAAAGAGATTCTTGATCTCGGACCAGCTATTGATACTCTCTTTTATGCCCTATCTAGAAGTCATGGCCTAAAGATGCAGGAGCTGGCGGAAAAGTGGACACGTAAAGCGTTAATGGATCAAGTTGCAATGTCAAAACAAGAGGAAAGGCAGGCTATGCTCGTATGAAACTCAATCAATTTTTGAAATCCGATGTAGAAGTCGCAAAACGAAAATCAGATTCAGTTGAAAGTATGGCTGATCTATTACTGGATTCTTTAAAAGATGGTGATTATGAAGAAGCTTTAGATATTCTTGGCAGTATTAAAGCGAATATTGAGGATTTGAAGCGCATCTCGAATAAAGGGTTGTTATATGATACGGCATTGAAAATGCAAAAGCGAGGCATTGATTTGTCATTGGTACGCAGGAGCTTAGGCTGATGGTTCACTTTGTACACAAACCAGCAACAGCGTTGGAAGTCAGAGCATGGTGTGAAAGAATCCGAAATCATAGCGAACTGCACTTGATTTGGGATGAACGCACAGCAAATTACAGAAAGGAGAATATGAATGATCGAAAATCCAATGATTTTAAACAACTGGCACGACAAGTTGACTGAGCCAGAAACACAAAAAGATTTTTTCGGGGATGAAGTTACGCCAGTTGATGATTATGTAATCGATTGCGGGGCGGTGATCTTGAGAGAGAACCTCGATCGTTATCTGAGGGAACAGCTTGGCTTCAAATTTAAAAATGAGCAATAAAAAGCCCACTTGGCAGAGTGGACTCGGTAAGGCGTTTTGACTTGAATTAGTTACTTAATTATACCAAAACGCCTCATAGAAATCAATGGAGGTTTTATACATGGCTAAAGCAGTTAAAGTGGCATTCAGTGAACGTGCAGAGGATCAGCAACGTTTGAGACAGGTTGGCGGTTCAATTGTATTCGCGAAAAACGGGAAAGCGCAGTTTAGTTTCCCTTCTATGGATCACTACCGGGAATGGCAGCGGCTTGGTGCAGAAGCGTACAAAAGAAAGGTGGGGCTGATCTGATGCAAGCAGAGGTTTTCGCTTCGACAGCGGACATGAGTCGGGACGAATGGCTTCTTGAGCGACGGAAAGGCATCGGCGGTTCAGATGCTTCTGTAATTTTAGGCATAAACAAATGGCGAACACCGTTTGAATTATGGTTAGACAAAACAGGTCAAGTACCTGTGAGTGAATCAGGAAGTGAGGCAGCCTACTTCGGTTCACTCCTTGAAGATATCGTTGCAAAAGAGTTTGAGATACGTAGCGGCAAAAAAGTAAGGCGGAGAAAAGCAATGCTCAGGCATCCTAAGCACGATTTTATATTGGCAAACGTTGATCGAATGATTGTTGGCGAAAAAGCCATTTTGGAGTGCAAAACCACATCGGCATACAACCTGAAAGAGTGGGAAGATGACGAGATTCCTGACAGCTATATTGTTCAGGTCCAACACTATCTAGGAGTGCTGGGGCCTGAATATAAAAAAGCATATTTTGCTGTACTGATCGGCGGCAATAAATTCGTTTGGAAAGAGATTGAGCGCGATGACGAGCTTATTGCAATGATCTTTCAGGCCGAAATTGAATTTTGGAATGAAAAGGTCTTGGGCGGAAAGGCTCCGGTTCTTGACGGTTCGAGTGCTGCAGAAGAATATCTCAAGCAACGTTATGCCGAAGCAGAAGGCGGCAAAGTCGTTGATCTCACATCTGATAATAAAACACGTATTCAGCAGTATTTACAGCTGAAAGAGCAGATCAACGAGCTGTCATTGCAGGCAAAGGAATTAGAAAACCAGATCAAACACGAAATGAAAGAAGCAGAATACGGCTTCATCGGAAACTATCAAACTAGCTGGAAGTCAGTTTCAACGAACCGGATCGACAGCAAGAAACTAAAAGAGCAGTTTCCAGATGTATACGAGAAAGTCACAAAAGAAGTGCAATTCAGGCGCTTTGGAATTAAGGAGGTTAGCTGAATATGGCTACAAATCAAACGCTTAAAAACAGCATTCAGAAGAAACAAAACAGTGCCCCAGGACAACAGCAGGGAACAACGATGAAGGGCCTACTTTCTTCTCCGGCAGTCATGAATCGATTCGAAGAAGTTCTGGGAAAAAGAGCGTCTCAATTCACAGCGTCAATTCTGAGCCTGTACAACAGTGAAAATACGCTTCAAAAGGCAGAGCCTATGAGTGTAATTTCATCGGCTATGGTGGCAGCAACGCTTGATCTGCCAGTGGATAAGAACTTGGGGTATGCCTGGATCGTTCCGTATAAAGGCCGCGCGCAATTTCAGCTTGGTTACAAAGGATACATTCAGCTTGCTTTGCGGACAGGCCAATATAAATCTATCAATTGCATACCGGTTCATGAAGGAGAATTACAAAAGTGGAATCCGTTGACCGAGGAAATTGATATTGATTTTGAAAAGCGGGAATCAGATTCGGTTATTGGTTACGCTGCTTATTTTGAGCTTTTAAATGGATTCCGAAAAACTGTCTATTGGACAAAGGCTCAAGTTGAGAAACACAAAAAGAAATTTAGTAAGTCGGACTTCGGCTGGGGCAAGGACTGGGATGCGATGGCACTCAAAACCGTTCTAAAATCCATGCTCAGCAAGTGGGGGATACTCTCCGTTGAAATGCAAAAGGCAGTTATTGAGGATAACGAGGAACGAGAGCGCATTGACATCACTGACGAAATGTCTGAGCCAGAAATCATTGACGCAGAAGTATCAGAGGAAAAACCAAGTGCGCAGGATGCTGATCCTTTTGACGGTAAGCCTGTAGACATCAGTGACGATGACCTCCCGTTTGATTAAGGTTAGTATCCCCTTCTGTTATAAGTGGCTGGCGGAAGGGGCACCCAATCGTGCGCAGCTGTTCCGTGCTTATGTTGAAGGCTATCTCAGAACAAATGAACCTGGTTTGCGTTTAGTCCGCATCAGCGGAATGACAGCACTGTGTGAAAGGAAGTAGGTGAACGGCATGGATATGGAAGGTTGGGGTTACGTTATTGTCCCTTCTCGCCAATTTACAAACAGGCGCGAAAAGATGATTTATATGTGCTTACTCGAAGAGGCTGCTTTCGCACCATTTGGATCTCTAAAGATTGGAGAAGCGATGATCAACGTTGCTGAATTGGCGAGAGAAGCTTCCATTGACGTAAAGAAGGTGCGTTATTCGCTCAGCAAGTTAGAAGAATCAGGCTTTATCAAAACGAGGCGCTTGAAGCAGAACAAAGGGATCATTGTCACCATTGTTGATTATGTAAAGCTTCAAAACACCAAGAATTATGGGAAGAAATCGGAGACGGTACAGGAAGAAACATCAGCACACGAAGAGCAGCAGGAGGATGAGAAGAAAATGAAGAGTAACGTATTTGCATTTTTCGAGGATGAGGGATTTGGCCTTCTATCATCGTTCATGGCTGAGAAGCTTAATAGCTTGATAGACGATTATGGAGAAGATAAGGTGCTGGAGGCAATGAAAGAGGCAGTAACGCGGAACGCTCGCAATCTGGCCTATGTACAGCGCATTCTCCAGTCAAACAAGAACAAAAGTAAGGAGTGGCAACATGGAAAAACACAAAACGCAAAGTACGGACGCGGCAATGGCAGCAATACTGAAAAAGCTCCAAGAAAGGTCAGCCCAATTTTCGGCGGGGTCGGCCGGATCAGAAGAAAAGGCTGAATATGAATGTCCAAAATGCAAAGATCAACTTGGCTACATCGAGAACAAGGACGGATATGAAGTTTGGGTCCGGTGCAAATGCATAGAACGCCGGCGCACCCGGAAACTGATGAACTCTAGTGACATAACTGCTGAATTTGAGAAGTTGAAGTTCAAGAATTTTATAACCGAAGGAAAGCCAGCTGTCGTAAAAGACACTTATGATACTGCGGTGGAATACTACAAGGATTTTGACAGCATCCGGGGCACCCGAAGCAACAGCATTGCTTTACTGGGGCAACCAGGCTCAGGGAAAACGCATTTGCTGACAGCTATTTCAAACAAGCTGATTAAATCGAAAAATATCGCGGTTCAGTATTTTCCTTACGTGGAAGGCTTCAACGATCTGAAAGATGACTTTGACAAGCTGGAAGAGAAACTAAACCGCATGAAAGAGGTTGAAGTGCTGTTTATAGATGATCTGTTCAAGCCTGTTTATACAAACACCAAAGAAGGACGGATTAAGAAACCACGGGCAACCGATTGGCAGGTGGAGCAGACATACTCTGTCATCAATTATCGATACCTGAATCATAAACCGGTTCTTATCTCAAGTGAATTGGACATCGAAGAGCTGGTCGATATAGACGAGGCACTTGGCACCCGGATTTATGAAATGTGCGCGGACTATTGCGTGATCATCAAGGGTGACAGAATGCAATTAAATCATAGATTGGCAGGGTTGCAGAATGGTTGAGAAAACGAACGTTAATGGATCCGGAGGAATGTATTTGTTCGGGCCTGCTGAACAAAAGGGCGGCAAGGACCTCACACCAGCTATCCGGGTGCTTGAGGAAAAGATCAGACAAATGGAGCTGATGCGGAGTGCTTAAAGCGGTGATGCTGCTGCCGGCAATCATACTAACGGCGCCAGCAAAAGAAAAGCAGATTCAGCAATGGGAAGAGAGTGACGGGAGGTAAGGAGAATGAAAGTGTTAGAAAATCAGACGCTTTACCAGTGTGAACATTGCGGAAAGCGGCTGATGACAAAGCACGGAGCAAGGCTGCACGAAAGAGAATATTGCCCGGTTGTCAGAGAGGAAGAACAGAAAAAACGTCAGGAAGCCTGTGAACATAAGCACATGGAAATGAGTTACTGCACTATGCCGGGAGAAGATCATTTGCAGATACCGGACTATGAATGTTGTTCTGATTGCGGCATGTCAGAAATGGAGATTGCACAGCAAAAAAACAAGCTTCAGGAGGCATCGCATGCCAGCAAATAAGTACGGCGCCAGGAAAACACAGGTGGACGGCATCACGTTCGATAGCCGGGCCGAAGCCAAATACTATGAGCAACTGAAATGGCTCAAGGTGAGCAAGCAGATCAAAGATTTTAAGCTGCAGCCACGGTTCCTACTGCAAGAGGCATTCAAAAAGAACGGCAAAACTTTTCGGAAGATTGAATATATTGCAGACTTTGAGGTTCATAATTTGGACGGCAGCATCGAGATCATTGACATCAAGGGCGTGGAAACAAAGGAATTTGCCATCAAACGCAAGCTGTATGAGCGGCTTTACGATACGCCACTCAAGGTGCTGGCTCTGGATAAGTCACTCGGCTTCATCGAGCTGGACGAGCTGAAAAAACTCAAAAGAAAGGCGGGAAAGTCCACTGCTAAACGTGGTAATCGCAGACGATCGGCCGTTGTGGGTGCAGGAAGAAGATAAGCTCATGGCCTGTATGACACGTTGCTCTCAGTTTAAGGCATGCGCCAGCCGAATGGGTTCTGATTGCAAGAAGCTCGGCGGCACGGAAATTCCCAAAATCAATTCAGGAGGTAGATACCATGGAACAGCAAAGCATCAATCCTTACAAGCCAGGACCGGTTGAAGAGTGGAAGATGACACCGGAACAGCTGGCCGAATACGTGAAAAAACACCCGATCGTTTACCGGGAGGATCTGAAACCATCGCCAGCATTCACGATGGCCGGATGGAAACCGGATCACTATTAAACACAAAAAAGCACCGAAGCGGCTGTTGTCTTAAAACTTCTTGAGTAAAGGGAGTGTCAATATGAAAAACGATTACAGAATAGACGGGGAAATCACTGTGATTTTATCAAGCGCCGGAACGGTGATGTTTTTGAAACTATGGTGAGTACAGAAAGCTTGCCAAAACTATTAAAAAATAATTGCACATGGTGTATTGTGCCCACCCGTTATCCTGATGTCTATTATGTACAAAATTCCAAGCGGCAATATTTACACCGTTTCATTACAGATGCACCTGTCGGCATGGTTGTGGATCACATAAATCATGACACCTTGAACAACACTTTGGAAAATTTGAGGGTAGTTTCAAATAGCGAAAACATCGCCAATAGCTATAAACGAGATAAAAAAGGAAGACTCATAAAGCGTAGGAAGAATCATGATTTAGAACGGGGATGTATTTATTTTCATAAAAACAAACGTCGCTGGATCGCAAGAATCACAGAAAACGGGAGAAGGAAACAGATAGGACATTTCAAGACAGAGGACAAAGCGATTGATGCCTTGAGAAGTTACTTGAACCAACAATCAGCATCCTAAAAAAAGAACCGAGGTTACCCCCGGCTCTAATTAAACTCGACACTTAATTATAGCACACAGGGGCGCTAAGAATGTACAACCCAAGAGAAATTAATTTAAGCAAAGATACAACAATCGAACAGGCAATTGAGCCGGGCAAAATACAGATCATCGTTTTAGACGGGAGCCAGGGCACCGCACATGTCTTGGAAGCCCCGGAGCATGGCAAAACAATCATTCAAACGGCAAAGGGCAGCTTTGCTCGAGTCGATCACGAAATAGGTTTCAAAATCAAATAGCAGGGCTTTCCCCTGCGGGGAGGAACGGCATGGATAAATTACAGGAAATAAAAAATAGATTTTCAATAGCAACTTCACTTTATAAAAAGAAAATTGATGTTAATTGGTCCACTATTCTTGAGGATCAAGAATTTCTAATTCAATCAGTAGAAAAACAGCGGGAAATCATCGAGGAAAACAAACGCCAGCAGGAAGTAACGGTTCATCAATTCCGGCAGGCTCAGAAAGAAATTCAGCGGATCACTAAAGAGAGTGATGGTTTCAAACAAGCATTAGAAAAAATCGCTACTCTCAAGCCTTCGACTAACAATGATATTAACGCTTGCAACTTTCAATTTGCAATTACTACAGCCAATTTGGCATTGGAAGGTGTTGCGGAATGATCCCTTTACAAGTTGAGCTTCAGCGGGCAGTCAAAGCCACGAAGGACGAAGCAATGACCGTTTACGAGGCGGCAGAACACTTAAAGGTTAATGTCGAGGAAGTGCCTATGATCGTTGCTCAAGCTGATGATCTGAAAATGGTTGGTAATGACGCAATTATTGCAAAAAGAGACAAAACAAACGGCTGGCTCATTGGGGCGATGGTTTTGGTTTTATTCTTTGCAATCGCAGTCGGCTGGGAATAGGGGATGACAGAATGATCAAGCAGAATTATGACGATGGAAAAAAGCATATACACGTTCTTTCATACGGAGGGGGCACACAATCAACGGCCCTTCTCCTTATGGCTCTGAAAGGTGAAATAAATGGCGTTATTCCTGACTATATCATTTTCTCTGATACTGGTTGGGAGCCACAGCATGTATACAACTGGATCCAGAAAATAAACGAACACATCAAAGCAACATATGGACGAGAGATCATCTTCACAGATAACGGGAACATTCGTGATGATATTGTACAAGGCGCTGAGACAGGTGATCGGTTCGCCAGTATTCCATTCTTTACACGAGATCCAAAAGGTGAAATAGGCATCGCCCGCCGGCAATGTACAAACGAATACAAAATATTGCCGGTTAATCGAAAAATCCGTTCATTGCTCGGGTACAAGCCGAGGCAGCGCATTAAAGAAGTCGTTCACTTATGGAAAGGCATAAGCACCGATGAAATTCAGCGAGTTAAGCCAAGCCGGGAAAGCTGGCAAGTAGCCGAGCATCCTTTGGTTGATGTGGCTTTCATAGATCGGTCACGCTGCATTACATACGTTGAGCGTGAGGGGCTCGGGACCCCGGCAAAATCGAGCTGCATAGGCTGCCCTTTTCATGACTTTAATGCTTGGCGTGACATGAAAATGAAGGACCCGGAGTCATGGAAAGACGCGGTGGAAATAGATCGGCTTATTCGGAAGCTACCACGATTCAAAAATAACGCCTTCTTGCATAAGTCCGGGAAGCCGCTGGAGGAAGTTAATTTCAATGAGGATCAGCTCGACATTGATCACTTTCTGAATGAGTGTGAAGGGATGTGCGGTGTGTGATCGAATACAGCTGCCCTGAATGTGATCACAACGAATTAGATATAAAAATCCGCCCAGATGCACGCTGCCCGAAATGCGGCTGCAGCATGGGCGTTGAGGAGGAAATAGTGTGAAAATAGATAGCGTCTTATCATCAGAAAAAAAGCCATGTGCAGTATGCAATAGAGAAACTGACTCTTATAAAACCTATGAACAATCAAACATAACCATAGAAATACCAGCGTGTGATACAGAAAGCAGGAATTGTTTGCAGAAAGTAGACGTGAAAGATATGGCTTCATTCGCTATAAAAGTGATCAAAAAAGATATTCAGGAGGATGCGCAATGAATCTTGAAAAAATGTTCGAAATGCAAAAGGCGCTTGATGAACGGATCATTAAAGAGAAGGGGCTGGAAGGTCAGGACTTGCTGCCAAACCTCATTCTCGCTTTACAAGTGGAGCTGGCCGAGTGTGCGAATGAATGGCGCGGCTTTAAGCATTGGAGCAATGACCGGGAGCCACGTACAAAAATAGAACATTTTTGCTCCACATGCGAAGGCACTGGAGATGAAAACCACGATATTAATTTGCAATATCTCGAAGAAGGACATGCAGCTGAACCATATTCCAAATGCCAAGACTGCAACGGCTCTGGAAAGATAGGTGAATCGAATCCATTGCTTGAGGAATACGTGGACTGCCTGCATTTCATCTTGAGCATTGGGAACCGGCTTGGCTGGAATGACACTGACACCATAGATGATGTAGTCGTGCAGCATTTGATATCTGACAAAGGGTTTGACACAGCAAAAACATTCTCCTGCTTGTTATCCATTGCTTATGGATTCCATTTTAGCAATGTGGAAAAGCGGACATATATCAGCTTGTTTACAACGTTCTTTGAATTAGGCAACAAGCTCGGCTTTAAATGGGAACAGATCGAAGCTGCTTACATGGAGAAAAACGCCGTCAATCATCAGCGGCAGCAGGAGGGGTATTGATGAACCACACCGACAACCCGATCATTTCAGCAGTTATCAGCAAACTAAAAGTACAACAGGAAAAGGGGCTTGCCAAGTACGGCCAGCCCGTCCAAGTTAGTGCCTATGACCTGCGCGGCTGGTTGCAGCATGCACTTGAAGAAACTCTTGATCATGCAGTCTATCTGGAAGCGGCTATCCAAACAATTGAAGGGGGAAGAAAAATGAAATTCTATGAAATCAATGAACCATATTACGCGCTACTCAAAGCGAAAGACGAGGCGGATGCTGAAAGGATTTATAACGAGCAAATTGCTGACACAGACGATTACGAAAATTTTCAAGACGATGAAATCATAGAAGTAGAACGAGACTATGCTCTCATTATGTTTTCACGAACAAAGGATGAAGATGGGAAGCTTGTTTCTTACACTCGTATTTCAGAGGATTTCAACAACCCTGAAATTGAAGTCCTTATCATGGACGGTTCGCTCCTATGAACACAGCATACAGAGTTTGGGACGGCGAGCAGATGCATTATTGGGATGACGTAAATCTGAACCTGTTCATAAAAGGCAAGGAATGGACGCTGTATAAAGATTCCGCAGGTTTATGTCCTGATATAGTCACATCCAGTCAGGATGAAAAATCCGTTCTCATGTGGGAACAGGGGTGAAGGATAAAAGTCTTTATGACGGAGATATAGTCAAATATGGGACTTTTAATTATCAAAATGGGGTCATCTGTTACGACACGCATCAAGCTACGTTTAAAATCGTTCCGGTTCTGTTCTACCTTGAAAATGCAGGTAATGGAGGATGGACGGGACACTCAATAAGAAAAACTGTTCCATTAAAAATAATCGGTGACATTTATCAAAATCCTGAGTTATTGGAGGGCGCGGAGTGAAATTCACACTAAGAATATTGGCTGTTATCTTGTTTCTGTTAATCTCTGATTCTATAGGTATAATTCTGGCGTATTTGTTCGGCAACGAGAGTTTGAGGTTAAATTGTGTATCAGTCTCTTCGGTTATTAGTGGGTATTTGGTGCGCGGGTGGTTGCCGCAAAAAGATAAGGAGGGTGCGGAATGACAAAAGATGAATTGCATAGCTACTATTGCGAGGATTGTGAAGAATGGACATATATCGAAGAGCTTAAATATCCAAATGGTGTTCATTGTGCACACTGTGGAACGGAAGGTGTTTCTATAAGCTCGGAAGATTACAACAGATTGAAATGGGCATCAGAACAAAACTAAATAAGTCCAAGATGGAAAGCCTGCGGACACTGAACTTACAGCATTAGCGCTGTTTGTTTAGTGTCCGTTTTTTATTTCGCAACTAACTGGATGTCTTTCGCGATTACTAACGGTGAAAGGAGTGATGAGACATGAAACAGTCCAAAAGAAACCATCACAGAAGCAACAGGAACGCTCAGATCGTTTCTGGCAATCAATGATGAACACAAACATGCAAACACTCAGACGCGGCAAAGGCGGCGCTTATAAACGCAGAAAGTAAAAGGGGAGTTTCAGGATGAAATACGGATTCGCTTATAAAAACGGAAAGCTTGTAAATATCTTTTGCGGCAAAGAAGAGCTCTATAACGAGTTGAAAGCCTTCTTGGTCAAAACCTTCAGTATCAAAGTGAAAGAGGTATCGAGGCCTCAATATATCGCAGAACAAAAAGCAAACAACTGGAATGACACTTACTCTATTTAACTATCAGGAGGGAAAGCACTATGACAGATCAAATGATTGCATGGGAGATTGAGGAATGGATTCGTGATTATAAATTCATGCTGCGGGAGATCAAAAGGCTCAACCGTGTGTTGAACAAAGTAGATTTTATTAGCACAAAGCTCACTGCAACATACGGGGATGAAGCAAGCATGCCAAGGGGATCAGCTGGCGTCAGTCAGGCAGAATTGCGACAGATGGACCGAAGAGAAAGGCGGCTTCACAAATATGAATCTATTGTGCATTACCTGGACAATGCAATGGAACACATTGAAGAAGAAAAGCACCGAATCGTTTACGATTGCATGATGGAAGGCATGAGCTACACTGCTATTGCAAACCACCTTGATTGCTCCCGGGATACCATCAGAAAGATCAAAACAGCCATAATCGGCAACATCGTCAATAAAGTCAAAGAAGCCAACTTTCTGCAATATTTGAACTCGTTTAAATCGGCGGTGTAAAATGGGAGGCAGGATCGGCGCGGCGGATTATTCCTGCGTCACCACCAATTTCATATAGTGATCTTTAACCTCAGCAGCATTATTTGGTTGCTGAGTTTTTATTTTGCGGAAAAAGGAGTGAGCGAAATGGATTCAAAGGGTTGTAAACTTACAGTCACAATAGATGGAAAGAATTTGGATGACTACACTGTTAAAATAGACACGAACGGTCTGCAAAAAGAATTTAACGAATTGCGGAAAGAATACGCCGACCTTAAGGCGGAATATGACCAAAGAGTAAAAGAGCTGGCTGAAATCAGCGGATATATTTCAAAACTTGCATATAATTATGACTTCAAAACAATCCCGAATGGCGCACCATTGCATTATTTTCATGAATTTAGAATGATCGCTAACATTGTGGGCGCAGGAATTCCGAAAGCTCCATACACTTGTGTGAATTTTCCACAGGCTATTATTGAGGAAGCATAATGACACTAGGAGACTTACTCAAAAGGATATCGCCAGAAGCTTTTAAGGCTGTTCCTGAGAAGGATCGGAACAAGATGATTCTGTTAACTTTTGATGGCGGATGGAGCAACATTGACGGAAGGGTAAGGGTTGACGAGTGTACAATTGCCATTACCACTGAAACTTTATTTGATTGAAACCAATCGGCGGCACTGTAAATTTACGGGGTCGCTTTTTATATTCTTTGTAAACTGAGTCCAGTGAATCTCAGATAAGACTATTGGCGGCTGACGGCCTCTGAGTTTGGGCTCAGTTTAGAGAGAATATACGAGGGGTGCAGGTGATTTGCTATGAAATTGACAGAGAAACAGAAGCGTTTTGCCGACTTTTATATTGAGCTTGGTAATGCGACTGAAGCGGCTAGAAAAGCAGGTTACAGTAAGAAGACAGCTAAATCAATCGGTCAAGAGAACCTGACGAAACCTGACATCAAATCCTATATTAAAGAGCAACTGGATGCAAAGGATGCGGAAAGGATAGCTTCACAGGACGAGATTCTTGAATTCTTAACGGCAGTGATGCGTGGTGAGAAAACTGAGCAGATTCCCGTTGGTATTGGTGAAGGCGCTCAGGAATTAGAGGACAAAGACCCTTATTTAAAGGACCGGGTGAAAGCGGCTGAACTGCTCGGAAAACGGCATGGTATGTGGACTGAGAAAGTCGATATGACAGGCGAATTCGCTGTTCAGTTCATTGATGACTCAGGTGATGGTGAATGAAGCAAATAAAGTTCTCAGAGATATTTACGCCTCATTTCTTGGCTGCTTGGCGGGAAATCAAAAGGGAGACAAATTAAAATACGTCTTTAAAGGCGGCCGGGGTTCGGCTAAATCAACGCACATTGCTATGTGGATCATTATTTGATGATGATGATGCCAATTACATTCCTGGTCATCCGGCGTGTGTACAGAACGATTGAAGAATCAGTTTTCGAACAGCTGAAAGAAGCTATCGACATGCTTGAGGTCGGTCACCTATGGAAAGTGAATAAATCACCATTGAAGCTGACGTACATTCCGAGAGGAAATAGTATCATTTTCCGCGGTGGCGACGATGTAACCAAAATTAAATCATTGAAGGTCAGCAAATTTCCTGTTGCCGGCATGTGGATAGAGGAACTGGCCGAATTTAAAACAGAAGAGGAAATTTCTATTATTGAAAAGTCAGTTCTTCGTGCCGAATTGCCGAACGGCTCCCGGTACATTTTCTTTTATTCGTACAACCCGCCTAAAAGAAAACAGAGCTGGGTTAATAAGATTTTTAATTCGAGCAGTCTGCCGAAGAACACATATGTAAATCATTCGACATATAAAGACAACCCGTTTTTATCGAAGGATTTCATAGATGAGGCCGAAGAAGTAAAACGAAAGAATGAAAACAAATACCGCCATGAATATCTCGGCGAAGCGTTAGGAAGTGGTGTTGTGCCATTTGATAATTTGAAAATCGAAAACGGCTGTATTACTGATGAAATGGTTCGCTCGTTCGACAACATCCGGCAGGGCGTTGACTTTGGATATGGCCCTGATCCTCTTGCTTACGTCAGGTGGCATTATGACAAGAAGCACAACAGCATCTATGCGATTGATGAGCTATATGATCAAAAGGTTTCCAATAGAGAGCTGGCAAAATGGATCAGGTCAAAAGGATATGAGAGTCAAGAGATTACTGCTGACAGTGCCGAGCCTAAAAGTATTGATGAATTGAAAATAGATCATGGCATCCGGCGCATTACAGGCGCTAAAAAAGGTCCTGACTCAGTTGAATATGGCGAAGAATGGCTTGATGATTTAGACGCCATTATCATTGATCCGTTGAGAACGCCTAATATCGCCCGGGAATTCGAAAATATCGACTATCAGACAGATAGAGATGGAAACCCAAAAGCGCGGCTTGAGGATGCTGACAACCACACTATAGACGCTACCCGTTATGCTTTTGAGCGGGATATGAAGCAGGCAGGAGTGAGAGTGTTGAAATGAAGCGAATCAGATTTCAGACAAGCGGGCTGAAGCCTAATGATTGGCGCAAAAAAAACCGTGTCGCACTTACTGAGGACCAACAGAACATTGTTGATGCTTTAGAAAACATGCTGGAAGATGCGAGAAATGGCAAGATTAACAAAATGGTCGCTGTTTGCGAGGCGAAAGATCAGTTTATTCTTGCTTATCGCGGCGCTACTTATCAGGACGTATTAAAAATGACACACACACTCACTGATAGTATATTCGAAAACTGGTATGGAGAGGAGGAATGAACATGTATCCGATGACCCCAACACATACAGAAGAGCTACTGAAAATCATTCAGGACAGCGCTGAAACATCTGACACCCTGCCGGACACCACTGTCATTCAGAAGATGATTGATAAACACGAATTAGAACGTGATAGGATGCTTGAGGGTGTCGCATATTATATGAATCAGGCAGACATAAAAAAAAGGCTACGCTATTTCTATGAGGATGGCGTACGCAAAATAGATACGGAAAAGCCAAATAACCGTATTTCTCATAGCTGGCACAAACTTTTGGTTCAACAAAAGGTGCAGTATCTAGTCGGAAAGCCAATCACTTTTAATGCTGATGACTCCAAATTCTTGAAGCTCGTCAATGACTTTGTTAACGAGGATTTTGACGATTGCATACAAGAACTGCTAAAGAACGCTAGCAACAAAGGGCGCGAATGGCTGCATCCGTTTGTAGACGAAGAAGGTAAGTTTGATTTCATTCGCATACCTGCTGAAGAGGTAATACCTGTATACGAAACAACTAAAAAACGGAAGCTTCTTTATGCAATCAGATATTATGATATGAAAAACATTGATGATGAGTTCACTCGTAAAGTGGAATTGTACACAGATGAACAGATTTTTTACTATGTCGAGTATAACGGGGCCTTAGTTCAAGACTTTGCTTACAAGAACAATCCGGAAAGCCATTTTTATGATAAGCAAGGCAATGGCTATGGCTGGGGTAAGGTGCCGATGATCGAGTTCAAGAATAATGAAGAGGGCGTAAGTGACCTAATCTTTTATAAGGACCTGATCGATGCTTACAACGGGAATATCTCAAACAACGCTAATACGTTTGATGAAATGCAGGACATCATCTTTGAGTTAATAAATTATTCAGGTGACGACCTATCGGAGTTCATGACAAACCTTCGTCATTATAAAGCGGTTGCTGTTGGAGAGGGTGGCGGCTTCAATATGAAAACTGCTGAAATTCCAATTGATAGTGCGAACACCCATCTTGATCGATTGGAAGAAAACATTTATCGGTTTGGTCAGGGAGTAAACAACAATCCGGATAAAGTTGGGAATTCTCCTACAAACGTTGCGATTAAAAACCTATATTCATTACTAGATCTAAAGGCGAATGAAGCTGAACGGAAATTCCGGCCGGCACTGCACGCCTTTTTTTGGTTTTTCACTGAATATCTCAAAATGACTGATCAAGGTGAATACGATCCTACCCTTTTACAAATGACATTCAATCGCTCACGTATGACAAACGAGCTTGAAGAGGTGCAAATGGGTAGTCAAAGCACAGATATCAGTAAAGAAACACGATTGGCGCACCATCCTTGGGTTGATGATGTAGAAGCTGAGCTGAAGAGGATAAAAGATGAGGAAGAGGAATACCGGAATAGCATGCCGCCGTTGACAGATATCCCAACGGATACGGGCGGTGATGAAGATGAACCAGAATGATATTGATAAGTACCTGGATGACATGATCACAGAGGACGCGAAAAAGATTGATGTTGTTTTTGCTCAACGGCTAAAAGAGATCAATCAACAAATCGCGGCCCTTTACGCGAAATACAGTAGAGATGGTCAGCTATCTATGGCTGATATGAATAAATACAACAGGTTTAAAAAAGAAATGGAGCGCATGACTGAGGAATCCAGCAAGGCATTCAAAACTATCCTCACAATCGTTGAGGCATTGGCTGCTAAACAATTCCTTGAGAGTTACATGCGCTCTGCCTATTTGTACGAGATGGAAGCTGCGGTTGACTTAGGCTTCAGTATTCCTACTGTCGAAGTAATCAAGCAGGCGATATTAAACCCGATAGCTGAATTAACTCTATCAGCCCTATATAAACGCCACAGAGATGACTACGTTCGACAAATACAGATTTCAATTGCTCAAGGCATTCAAGCCGGTGAAGATTACTCCAAGATTGCCCGGCGTATTGAGCAAACGACCGAATTTGCCCGCAGAAAGGCTCGTGACGTGGCGAGAACAGAGACTCATAGGGTACAAGTCTCGGCGAGGATGAAAAGCGCTGAGCAGGCTTCTAAAAAGAGCAAACTCGAAAAGATGTGGAATGCAACTCTTGATCTTAAGACTCGTTCCGGTCACAGGAAGCTAGATGGCAAGACTGTTGAGCGAAATGGACTATTCAAATCAATATATGGCGGTGTCGGACCGGCTCCGGGACACATGAATAATGCCAAGGATGATATTAACTGCCGTTGTACGATTGCTTTCAAAGTAAACGGCGTGCTACCAGATACAAGAAGGGCCCGTAAGCGCGGGAATGGAGCTGGCGAGACTATCCCATACCAAACCTATGAAGAGTGGTACAAATCCATTGAGGAAAAGGGGAAATAATTCATGAAAGAGAACGAACGTATTAAATACCTCCTAGAAATGTTGAATAGTGCAATTCAATATAATGACTCTGATAGTTATAACGAGATTATCAGTGAGTTGAAGCAATCACTGTTTGCCCCTAAAGCATTTGATACAAAGACTGCTGAAAAGATTGTTAAATTTCAAGAGGAGTACAGGACCAACAAGACAAAGGATGATTTGCTCTCTATAGTTGATGAGTTATTGAAATATAAATTCACAGATGAGCTCGGTCATCCATTACACCATGCCTTGCCATTTCAACAGCTAGCTGAAATAGCCAATTATCACATTGATACAGATAGATACTTTGCTCGAGACGGTTCAAAGATTATTGAGGGTCTAAAGGGTTATGACAAGGCAGAAACACATGAGGTTAAAGATTTCAAAATCAACTTGGATCTTACCAATGAAGAACTCATGTGCAGACAGGACAAATTAAATGCTATCAGTGCAGGGGAAGAAGTTAAATTATATCTAGTTGTCGAAGGAGAAGGCGTTGAGAAAAAACGTATCCCTATAGTTCCTGCTGAAAAGAATGAATGGGTTGGAACCCCTGATATAACGATTAAAGCTGGGACTCTCAAAGACATTAAGAATAAAACGAATCTTGATTATGCAATCGAAGTGCTCTAAGCGGTGACTTGTTACCAAATAGGGCTTTTTATTTTGTCCTGAGCATGACGTAAAAAGGCTCATTGCTCATTCTAAAGGCTTGGAGCCAAACTAAGCGCAAATCCTGTGCGTGAGGTGGACACGCAAAAAAACATTAAAGGAGAGGTTGAAATGAGTTTAAAAGAATTACTTGGTGATGATCTATATGCTCAGGTCATGGATAAAGTCGGAGATCAAAAGATTGATATTGTCAGTAACGGACAATGGTTTCCAAAAGAACGTTTTGATGCAGTAAACAGTGAAAAGAAGGACTTGAAAGCGCAGCTGGATGAGCGCGATCAACAATTATCTACTTTGCAGAAGCAGGCAAAAGGCAATGAAGAGCTTCAAGCTGCAATTGAACAATTGCAAGAAGACAACAGAAAAACTGCTGAGGAGTATCAGCAAAAATTAGATCAGCAGGCTTTTGATTTTGCTATTGAATCAGCATTGCGTGATGCGAAGTCAAAAAATATCAAGGCTGTTAAAGCCAATTTAAACCTCGACAGCTTGAAGTTAGCTGACGGAAAGGTCATTGGTCTGGAAGAGCAGTTGAACGCTCTTAAAGAAAGCGACAGTTATCTTTTTGAGGAGAGTGAGGAACAACCGCCAAAGCTTGCAGGAAGGCAACCTCATAGTTCACAAGGAGCAGGAGCTGTGTCTCCGGCTGGGAATAACCCTTTCAGTAAAGAACATATGAACTTGACTGAACAAGGCCAAATTCTAAGAAGTAACCCAGAACAAGCGAAACAATTAATTATCCAAGCAGGCGGAAATCCTGCAAACTACGGATTATAAAGGAGAATTTAAATGACAGTAACTAGAGTTCAGGATGTTATCATCCCGGAAATTTTTAACCAATACACAATGAACAATACTGTTGAACAAACAGCGGTATATCGAAGTGGAATTATTCAGCCTGTACCGGGCTTAATTGTTCCAAGTGGTGGGGATACAGTCAATATGCCTTTTTGGAACGATCTTGAAGGAGATCCAGAGGCGATTCAATCAAACTTTGCATTGACTCCAGAAAAAATCACATCAGGGAAAGACGTTGCTCGGGTATTCGAATATGGGAAGGCTTGGAGTGCAGAAGATTTAGCGGGAGAGCTTGCAGGATCAGATCCGATGAGAGCAATTGGGGATCGTGTCAATTACTATTGGGAAAGACAGTTTCAAAAAATGATCTTCCTTATGTTGGATGGTGTCTTTGGTAGCAACATCACTAATAATGATGGCGATCTTGTATTAGATATTTCGAGTGGTGACGGGAAAAAGTACACAACTTACCTATTTGCTGGAGGTGCCGTTGGTTATGCCCCAGGTATGCCGAAAACACCAACCGAAACAGATCGAAACTCACTAAAAGGTGAGGACATTTTGATCAATCGTAAGAAGTTCATTATGCATCCTCGTGGTTTCAAATGGACCGAAGCTGATGTTGCTGCCGAAATGCCTACATTCAAAGAATTGGCAAGCGCAAAGAACTATGAACGTGTTTATGACAAAAAGAAAGTCCGAATTGTGAAGATCATTTCCAATGAAGGACCAGAAGCAGCAGCTAATTCAAAATTAAGCGGTGAAGTGATTCTTGATGCAGCTCAATTACTCGGGATGCTAAAGGGAAATTCACTTCAATTGCAATGCATTCAGTAACGCATACAAATTTACAGAAACAAAACTTGATTGAGTTCATTCCTAACAACAGGGCTGATGTAGGTTTTGGAACATACCTTCAAAAGTCCATTATTGTTGATGATTCACTTCCTGTTGTAACACCAGCGCCCTAATGCGCCCCAAAACCTACGGTACACAAGTACAACTGATTCTATAACGGTTGAATGGAATCCCGTAGCTGGGGCTACTTCATACAACATCTATAGAGGGTCAAATAAAACGTTCGATAAGAGCGTAACCCAACCGATTTACACAACAACCGGAATGAGTCCTGATACTCAACTTACAATCAATGTGACGGCTGTCAATAATAGCGGGAATCTGCAATGTCTGAGATTGTTACCCGTACACAGGCGTAAAGGAGAGTTTCTAATGGGAGCGACTACATTTTGGCTTCTTGAACAGGAGTTGAAAGCTAGAAAAGCAGTTCAACAAACTGCCGAATCAACTGACAAACAAGAAGGCCAAGAAAGTATTGATTTTGAAACACTATCTGATGATCAATTGAAAGAGATTGCAAAAGATCGGGGCATACCCGGCTATTTCAACATGAAGCGCGATACACTGTTAACCAAACTGAAAGGGTGATCCGATGGACATCCAACAAGTAAAACGAATGATAGGGATAACCACTGATAAGCATGACGCTTATTTATCAGAGGTTGTCCCTATTTTAATTGAGTACGCAAGCGACTTTTGCAAAAACAATTTTGAGCCAGGGCGCTGCCTGCGGGCGTAAAAATATTCGTCGCAAAAGCAACTGAATACAATATGACGCCGTCTGGTCTGTCTGGGAGAAGCATGGGGGATGTGTCATATTCGTATAACACGGAATTCCCGCAACACATTATAAAGAATCTGTATCCATACAGAAAGGCATTCCGATGATCTATGAAGAATTCCCCACGAAATCACGTTTCAGCGGATGGGTGAGGTGCCGGACGGTGGCGGTGGTTATGAAGAAGCCTATGTTGATTACATCACAACAGAAGCTTTAGTCAGTGGCGTCAGTTCCCGGGAATATTATCAGGCTCAGCAACTGCAAAACCCGGTTGAATGCAATGTGTATTTCCCTTATCGGACTGATATCGAGAAAACAATGAGGATCATTTACGAAAACAAGATCCTCATTCTCAAATCAGAGCCAATTGATCAAGGTGGCATGCATGAAGTCTTGAATCTTAAATGCCAGGTATCGGGGTGCTGGAGTCTGATGGCAAGAGTTAGCGGCAGATGGGTCAGGCAAATGCGCAGGGCTACTGAAGAGTTCAGGAACAATGTGATTGAAGAAGCCAAACGGATTGTAACTGACACGGCAGAGCTGATTTACAGCAACGCCGTTTTAAATGCTCCAACTGCCATGATAGACGGCGGGAACCTGAAAAATTCAATAGAAGTTGACTATCGTGACGGCGGCTTAACGGCCGTTATTTCTGTTGGTGCTGATTATGCAATTTATGTCGAATACGGTACCGGAATCTATGCGGAGGACGGAGGCGGCCGGCAGACACCGTGGGTCTATTATGACACCAAGCTCAACCAATGGGTTATGACACGAGGCATGCGGGCCCAGCCGTTCTGGAATCCGTCTATTGAGGAAGGTATGAGGTATTTCGCCAGTCAAATGTGATAGAAAGGGGCTGTCATTATGCGGTCAGCCATGTGGCCGTTGCAAATGGCTATATTTCAAAGGCTATCAACTGATGAAGAGCTGAATGCACGCGTCACTGGTGTGCTTGATGCAGTCTCAAAAGATCAGAAAAAGCCATATGTGACAACAGGCGATGATGACGTTTCGCCATTTGAAACAAAAACGTCTAAAGGTGAAATCATCAATGTTGTTCTCCATTGCTGGAGCGACTACAACGGCAAAAAAGAAGCGATGCAGATTCTTGATTTGATGCTGCAAGCAATAACGAGAGAGCCCCTAGGAATAGAGGGCTTTTCTTTATGCCGTTCTGAGATGCGTGGCATGCAAGTGATCACTGATATTGACGGATACACCAGACACGGCATTCTCAGGATGCGATACACAATAAACAATTGAGAGGATGAAGGAAATGCCACAATTATTGAATGGTAAAGATGAAATTTATTTCGTTCAGCCGATGGATGCACAAGGAACAGAAGGGCTGTTCATTGCCTTCCAAACAGAAGGGTCACACACAAAAGAACAGGACACGTTGGATGAATCCACAAAGTCAGGCCGTATTGTCGGTTACGGAACAAAAAATGAAAGCTTTGAGCTGACTTATTATGCTGCTGTTTCAGACCCGGGCAGGAAGCAATTGAGACAGCCTACGACAATGAAAAGGCTATCAAAGTATGGAAGGTCAATAAAAACAAAAATAAAAATGATAAGCACAATGCAGTCTATGGTCATGCCATTATTGAGAGTTTAGAGGTTAGTCAACCACAGGATGGATTCGTTGAAACATCAGTGACATTACCGGTATTGGGCAAAACTTTCAAAGGTGAGCTTGATCCATTACCTGATGAAGTTCTTGCGGCAATTGAGTCTTCAGCTGGTGCAACGAAATTTGAGCAGTTTGGCACCACAACTACACCCTAAGGCGCCCCAAAATCTATCGTTCACGGCTACTGCTGACAGCGTGACCGTGAAATGGGAAGCGGTAGATGGGGCAACGTCATATAAAGTGTACAGAGGGTCAGAAAAGAAACTTGATAGTGAAGTTACTGGCACATCCCACACATTGACTGGCATTGCAGCAGATACCCAGCTGACGGTCAATGTCTCTGCGGTTAACGATGCTGGGGAATCACCGATGACCGAGATTATTACGAGAACTCAAGCGACTGCGCCCTGATACACCCCGTAACATAACCATGATAAGCGCCACTTCAAATCAAGTGGGATTCAAATGGGACGCGGTGAAAGGGGCGACCTCGTACAACATTTACAGATATTATGCAAAGATAGCAACTGTCACGACAAACTCATATCTTTCCAACCCGACTCTTAAACCCGATAATTCATACATTTTCAATGTATCCGCGGTAAATGCCGCCGGGGAATCGGCTTGGTCAGAGAAATTCACGATTCGCACAAATAAAGAAGAAGCATAGGAGCCCGGCTGTTGCCAGGGCTCTTTTTAATACAAAATTTGGAGGTTTTATATATGGCTCACTTAACAATTGACGGAAAAGATTATGCTGCACGCTGTGATTTCGCATTCGACAGAACAGCAAACGAGAAATATGCGAAAGAAGATAAAAACGGTGACAAATCAGGCGGTACATTAACGATTTACAACAGCTTACTGAACGATGATGCTGTTTACCTTTCTGCATTTTGGGATTGCGCACTTGCTCACTTGAAAAAAGGCAAACCTTCTGTCGAGCAGATTGAGGATGCGATCGCCAAAATCATTGAAGAAGATGAAACTGGAAACGCCGTTGATGAGATGGTGAAAGAAGCTTTTAACACACTGGATTCAGCGGGTTTTTTCAAAGGAAAGATCCGTCAGCAATGGAAGATGATGAGCAAGCTGGCAAAACCGAAGAAGGTCAGCCCGAACGAGACTCCGGAAATGGAAGCGAAGCGTCTGGAGGAAGACGAAATGAACAAGGACATGCTGGAGACGATGAAAGAAGCGTACAAAGAGAAGACGGGATCGACTATCTCCAAGTAATTGAAAATGCAGCTCGTTGGATGGGTGTCTATGACAACGATGTCATTATGTCATGGACTCCAAACGAGTATAAACGAAAGCTAAAAGCAGCCAAACTCCGTGAAATTGACGAGATGGAAAAGTTGGCGAGAAATGCTATGTTTCATCGCTATGCACTAAATGAAAAGAGACCAAAAGAATCAAAGATGTTTGACGCCAGAAAAGCGCGTAGAGAGCTTGAGCGTTCTCTGACAAGCGAGGAAAACAAATGGCGTGAATCAGACGTAAACAAGCTTGGTTCGAGAGCGAAAGGCGTGCAGATGTTAAATGACGCTGTGCGGTCTTATTTCGGAAAACAATCCAAAGAAAAGGGGTGAGGGCATGATCGAAAGGCTCACTGCTGTTGTAGAAGCTCAGACGCAGAGATTCAACAGAAGCATGGACCGAGTCAATGACATGATGCGGCGAATGGCTGATACCCATACAGTTGAAGTTGAAGCAGAAACCGCAAGCTTCCAAGCGCGAGTCAGACAAGCAGAGCAGCAGATCGACAACTTTATTCATCGGCATCAGAGAACCCGAGTCGATTTAGACGCAGACTCTGACGACGTACAACGGGCAGTATCAGCGGCGCGAACAGAACTTGCATCATTGCCCAACCGGGTTACAACCAACATTAACGGGAATACATCGGATTTAACTCGCGCAGTCGCTACTGCCGAAGCTGAAACTCAATCTCTACCAAAGAGAATCTGGATCAAAATTGAAGCCCGTACGGATCGATTCGAAAACTCTATGAATCGTCTGGCTAAAATCACTAACTCCGTTTCTACTGTAATAGGCCATTCACTTGCAGGGGCATTTACATCTGCGTTGCCTGCGATTTCTCCGGTTCTTGCCAGCATTACTGGCGCTATAGGCTCACTGGGACCGATGCTCGGCGTAGCAGCCGGCGGGTTATGGGGTTAGGCAGTGCATTTGCGACAGCGGGAACCGGTGCGGTAGCGTTTGGCGCCCTTGCCATGACTTCCATTGGTGACGTATTTAAAGCATCAGAAGACCTTTCGAAGCTACAGGAGAAGTTGGATAATGCTACAAGTGCAAAAGAGCGCGCTAAAATCATGGAGCAGATCAATAACCTGCAAAAATCTCTTGGAAAAGAAGAGAAAAAAGCGCTGGACACATTGGAGGACTTCAAAAGCAACTGGCATGATATTGCTCAATCTGTACAGAAACCGATTTTAAAAACGTTCACGAGCTCGCTGACGACGTTTAAGGGCGTTCTGAATAGTTTAAGACCTATGTTCAAAAGCGTGGCGAATGGCGGCGTTACATTAGCAAAAAGCATGAATGCGGCGTTTAAAGACACCGACATGCGGCGCTTTATAGATTACATGAACAAAAATGCTGGTCAGGCTTTCGTCACGTTTGGGAAAATAGCCGGCAACGTCCTCAGAACAGTTATGAATCTGATTGTTGCTTTTGGTCCTCTTGGGAATGACATGTCGGCTAGTTTGGAAAAGGCCACAGCTTCATGGGTGAAGTGGTCAGCCAATTTAGGTTCATCTGAGAAGTTCCAAACGTTTATAGAATATGTCAAAACGAACGGTCCTAAACTGCTACAGATCATCGGGAACTTATCAGGCGGCCTGACCAAGTTGTTTACCGGTTTTGCCCCGATGTCTCAGGACATGATGACATCCCTTGTCAACATGACTCAAAGGTTTAATGAATGGGCCGGCAGCGTCACGAAAACAAAAGAATTCCAGTCGTTTATTGACTACATCAAAACGAACGGTCCGACTGTTTGGAGTACGATTGGTGAAATCGCCAAAACAATCATCAATTTGCTTGTTGGTATGGCGCCATTAGGGCAATCCATCTTACAAACGGTAAATGGCTTTTTAAAATTCACAAATGCAGCAATGCAAGCAAATCCTGCAATTGGACAATTTGTAGCCGTGGCCATTTCTATTGGCGGAGCTTTAAGAGTCATTATTCCAGCGATCACCGCATTTCAAGCAGTGTTTGGTGGGTTTAAAACAATCTCAAGCGCAATAACTTATTTGCGCAACTTCCGAACAACTGCTGCAGGAATTAGATTAGCGGGAATGATTGCGCAGTTTAGACAAACAACTTCTGCAACAATAGCAATGAATGCTGCGTTAGTTAAGACGAAATTCACAGCTATGATCACTGGTTTAAAAAACCTCGGTGCAAGCCTTCGTCTTCAAATAACGCTTTTAGCAGCTTATGTTAAGCAGTTGGTTGTGACAGCAGCACAACAAACAGCATTTGGGATTAAGATGGCGGCTGCCTATGCACAAGCCAAAGTAACTGCATTTGTAACAATGCTTAAAAATGGCATCGTGCAAATGGGCCTATGGATTAAAAACATGGCTGTCATGGCTGCTCAGTCTGTGGCACAAGCGGCACGTATGGCTGCGGCGTGGACGGCAGCGCAAATCAGTTCATTTGCATCTATGTTGGCAGCTGGAATCAAACAGATGATTGCTTTCGGAGCGCGTCTGGTTATCTTAGCGGCTCAGGCGGCTGCAAACGCGGCAAGAATGGCAGCATCTTGGGTCATTGCTATGGGTCCTATTGGATGGATCACAGCGGCTGTAGTGGGTCTTGTTGTTCTCATCATTGCAAACTGGGATAAGATCAAGGCTTATACCATTAAAGTCTGGGGCGTTGTTTCGAAGTGGCTTTCATCTGTTTGGACAGGGATTAAGAATGCGGCTTCGAAAGTATGGTCGGCTCTTGTCACGCTGATAAAGGCAAATTTTGAGTTGCAAAGAAAGGTCGTCATGACCGTCTGGAATGCGATTAAGTCTGCCGCATCTAGGATCTGGAATGGCATAAAATCTGCGTTATCTTCCATCTGGAAGGGTATTACAAGTGCTGGGAAAACCATCTGGAACGGTTTGAAAACTTTCTTTACGGCTTGGCTAAATTTCCAGAAAAAGATATGGTCTACAATCTGGAATGCTGTGAAATCAACTGTATCCACGGTTTGGAAAGGTATAGTTTCCGCCGGAAAGTCAATCTGGAATGGATTAAAAACTTTCTTCACTAATTTTCTAAATGGATTAAAGAGAATTTTCTCTACCGTTTGGAATGGGATTAAAACAGCAGTAACTGCCATATGGAAAGCGTTGACTTCGACTGCTAAAACGACTTTTAATGCCATGAAAACTGCTATCTCAAACATCATGAACAATGTTAAGAGCAAGATAAAGAGCATTTGGAATGGTGTTATGAGCTTTTTCAAAGGAATCAATCTAAAATCCATCGGCCGTAATATTATCCAAGGTCTGATAAACGGTATCAGTGGGATGGCAGGGGCATTAGCCAGCAAAATTAAATCAATGGCAAATGCGATCCCTAACGGCATGAAAAAACTTCTTGGAATTCATTCTCCATCGAGGGTTATGCGCGATCAGGTCGGTTATCACGTCGGCACCGGTATGGCAGCCGGTATTGATAAGTCACAGGCCAAAGTAAAAGCGGCTGCGGCGAGAGCGGCTAAAGCGGCTCAAAAAGCTGCTGAAGTGAAAGTGACCAACAAAATTAAAAACGCTGAAGTTAAATATGACACCAAGAAAATGGGCGCTGACACTTATATCAAGACGTTGCAGAAAATCCAGAAGCAAAACAAGCTGACAAGCGAACAAAGCCGGAAAATCCAGCGTGAAATCTATCAAGCTGCTAAAAACGCCTCTGACAAACAGAAAAAGCTTTTGAAAGAGCAGCAACGTAAGGAAGCGAAAGCAAAGCTTGCGTACACCAAAAAAGTGTCTGATCAGATTAAACGAGCTGAGGCCAAGTACGATACAGGGAAAATCAGTGGTAACACATACGTCAAGACTCTCCAGAAGATCAGTAAGAAGAACAAACTGACTTCTGATCAGCAAATCAAGGTACAGCGTGAAATCTATCAAACTCAAAAAGCAATGGCTGATAAGGCAAGGAAGCAAAAAGAGAATGAGAGAAAAGCGGCAGATAAAATCAACAAAGGTATTCTCTCAGCCAATAACACATATCTGTCCAAATTCAAAAGCATCAATGACAAACTAACCTCAGACATAAAAGCGGCAAACGACGCCTATAAGAAGGAGCTTCAAGACCGAACAAATGCGATTTACAACGCAATCGGTCTATTTGACGATGTTTCAAGCGAAAAGGTTAATGGTTCAAAACTGACATCAAACCTTAAAATCAGCTGGCAAAATTAAAGCAATTTGACAGCGATATTGCTAGCATCGCAGGCAGAGCGCCAAAAGCATTCGCTGATGAACTGAAAGAAATGGGAGTCGGTTCAGCAGATCAGATCAATGCAATTGCCCGCATGACTTCGTCTGAATTAGATGAGTACGTAAGACTCTGGACAGAGAAGCATAAACTCGCAAGCACGCAGGCGGCTCAGGAATTGACTGGCCTGAAGAATGAGACTGCTAAGAAAATCAATGAGCTTCGTTCAGTTGCCAATAAAGAACTGAGCCTCCTGAAGAGCGACTACATGAGAAAAATCGGCGAGCTGACTGTCAATGTGAAGCAGCTGGGTTCCTTGAAGAATAGCGGGAGAGCCATCGGCTATAACACAATGGCCGGTATCATTTCTGGGATGAGAAATATGAAAGGCGAGCTTGCGAAGGAAGCCAACACTATTGCCTCCACAATCGAAAAGACAATCAAGAAAAAGCTGAAGATCCATTCCCTTCACGATTAATGAGAGACCAAGTTGGCGTGATGGTCCCAGCGGGAATCGCTGTTGGTATCCAGAACGGTATTGGAACGGTTCAGCGGGCGATGACTGCTGTCAGCGATGCCATGTATATCGAGCAGAAAGATATGAATCTTGCTTACGATACATCCATATCTAGAAGCGATCTCGGCACTGTCAGAAAAGAACTAAGTGCAGACGTCAAAAACCTTGAATTACCTGAAAGAACTATCATTGTTGAAATGGACAGCAAGAAAGTCGGACAAGGCGTAGAAAAGCCAGTAACAGACGCACAAAGAAGATCAAATGCAAGGAGGGTGAGATTTAATTGATCAACTATCAGGGGATTTTGCCCAACCAGTGGAAAATCACATTCAATGGGATCGATATTTCACCCTTCTTTTATGTGAAATCAACCACTGGGCGGGGAATATTGAGCCGAGAGGTGAATACAGCCACGATCGGGAACCGTCCAGGCGGTTTCTATCGCGGCACCAGACTACCAATTAGAACGATAACGATAGATGTTCTTTTTGCATTCAGCAGTGAAGAGGAATTGAAGAAGAAGCAAGAAGAACTGACTTATATTCTGCATACAGACGAGCCGAAACCCCTCGTTTTCCATGATGAGCCCGACAGAACCTATTATGCAATATTTGAGAGTGTATCTGAAAGCGAGGAGCAGGGTGGCTTTCAACAGGCTACATTGACCTTTATCTGTCCTGATCCTAAAAAGTATGGAGCGGCTTCGGAATCAGAACTGAATGCCGGGGTGCAGGTTTTTACAAACCCGGGGTATGCGGAGATTGAACCAAAAATCGAATGTGTTTTTAAAGAGGCGGCCACTTCATATGAGGTGGCTCTTTTAAATGGTGATGGATCTGTATCTAAGAAAATAAAAGTCGTATACAACTTCATCGCCGGCGACACTCTCATTATTGATTCTTCAAAGAGAAAAGTGACTTGCAGCGGCAAATTAATCATGACTGCTCTGCAAATACAATCTGAGTGGTTCACGCTGCCACCAAAAGTACCAACCCAATTGAAGTTAAGCCATGCAAGTCGCATCAAATTCGATGAGGCTTATTTGTAAGGGGGTCCGTTAATGGCTGACATGTATATTCTTTCACCAGATGATCAAGTCCTGACAGTGCTGTCCAGCGACGGACAAGAAGCGTGCAGATTTTGGGATGCCAAATACAAAGAAGAGCTGAATAAAGGCTCTTCTTTTTCTTTTGTAGCAGATGCTTCCCATCCTGATGCGCGCTATTTGTTTGAGGAGAATCAAGTCATTTTTAGAGATAAAGACGGCATTCTCCGATTGTTTGTAATCAAAGAGCTCGATGATACAGACGAAAACTCAGAGGTTAATACACTCGTGACATGTGAAGCTGCCATGATGGAGCTGGCAGAAACCTTCGTGAAAGACTTCCGGCCAACTGACAAAACAGCACAATTTGTTTTAGACAATGTGCTTGCACGTTCTCGGTGGATTGCGGAGGTAAGCGCTGAACTAGGTACGAATTCTACCACGTTTTATAAGAAAACAGCTCTAGAATGTATTGCTGAAGTGATAAACATCTGGGGCGGTGAGCTTCAAGATTATATCGAGTTTGACGGAAACAAGATCACCAAGAGAGTTATAAAGATATTGCCACGTCGAGGAAAAGACAGCGGAAAACGCTTTGAGATAGATAAAGATACAGAGAATATCAAAAGGACAGTCATCAGCTACCCATTGACAGCTCTTTGGGGATATGGAGCCTCTATTGCCTCAACAGACGAAGACGGAGAGGAGACGGGCGGTTATTCGCGGTTTATTGACTTCTCAGAAGTGGAGTGGAAGAAATCAAAAGGTGATCCTGTTGATAAACCACTGGGTCAGGAATGGGTTGGCGATCCGGATTTATTAAAAAGGCTGGGACGCCTCAAAACGGTGAATTGATCCACAGAGAAGGACAATACAACAATGAAGATATAACTGATCCAACGGAGCTTTTAAAAGCCACATACAATCATCTCATTACGACAGCATCAAAAACCGAGGTGAATTATGAGCTGTCAGTTCAATTGCTTCAGAATGTACCAGGTTATGAGCATGAGCACGTTGAGCTGGGTGATACGACAATTGCCATAGACCGAAACTTTGCTATTCCGATAGAAACATCGCAGCGCATCATTTCTATGGAATATGACATCACAGACCCGGACAATACCTGTGTAGTGGAAATAGGGCAGTTTTATCAGTGCTCCAAGGTGATGATCGGATTAATCAGATAGAGAATATACTCGATAAAAATCGAGGTACTTGGGAGAGGAAGCCAGACGTTGGCGAAGTCACTGACGGCAGTTTCCCTGACATTATCCCGAAAGTCCCTTCTAATGTATCTGTTAAGGGGCTTTTTTCAGGTGTGAGTATTACATGGGATTATGATCCTTCTTCTTATATTGCGGCTTATGAGGTTTATGGATCACAAATAAAAGGTTTCATCCCATCTATCGAAAATCGGCTATGGCGAGGCAAACAAAGCGGGTACCTGCATGAAAACGCTGGCGTTGATAACGTTTGGTACTATCGCATACGAGCGGTTAACTATCACGGCAAAGCGAGCGAATTCACAGCAGAGTTTTCAGCAAAAACCCAACGGATTCTGACTGATGATATTATGTTCAACAGCATTATCGCGGATCGTCTGGCAAACTTGGCGGTCACGGCTGATAAACTGGCACGCAACTTTGACCAAGGCAATATCTTCCCAGGCTCTCTTTTAAAGGCGAAATGGTTTTACGATTACACATATACCTCTCATACAGTAGAGGAAAAAGAATTTAATGAAATGACGGTTTCTCAGACTCAATTAACTGATCAATTATTTTTTGGTGTTTGTGGGTTAAGAATAGCGCCGAATAATATCCAAAGAATGAAGCTTGAGCAAGGGAAAACATACACTCTTTCTTTCGAAGTGAAAAGAAATAACACAACTGATTTGAACTATATTCACCTTAAAGAAACAAATTCATGGTACAGGATAAGTGGCACAGATTTATCAGACATTTCTTCTTATCCTTCTGATCAGTTTGTCAGGGTTAATATTAAATTCACAGCCCCTACGACAAGCTCTGTATATACAATAGGCATCGGCGGCTTTAACAGGAATAACAATACAGAGTTATGCTCGTTCGTCATTCGAAAATTGCAAGTTCGCGAAGGCGATACGATAAAGGAGTATGGATACAGTCCTTATGACACACAACTAACGGACAACGTTATTGACGGTGATTACATCCAAGCCCTTTCTATCGGATCTGCTCATATACAAGAGGCAGCGATAGGAACAGCACACATCCAAAAAGCAGCCATAACAAGTGCGCAAATTGCTGAGGCGGCAATAGGAACAGCAGCTATTCAAAACGCTGCTATCGCAAAAGCTCACCTGAAAACAGCGATAATTGATACCGTCCATATCATTGACGGAGCCATTACAAATGCCAAGATCGGGAGCTTGTCAGCTGACAAAATAAATTCTGGTACGATTAATTCTATTAATATTACAGGTTCATTGATCAAAGGCGGCAAATTCCAAGCATTGAACACTAACCGTGATTTTGATTCTTATTTTGATGGAGACAAGCTATATCAGTACAGAAGATCCACTGCCTCAGGAACATATGGGGAATACACAAAATTAGACGTGCAGTCTAGCCTTATATATCAAGAGAGCGGATATGTAGACTCTGATGGTTCAAACCAGGAAATCTATCGAAGTGTAAGCATAGGGGATGGGAAGATTTCAGTTAAAGGGACTGGTAGAACCTCAACCGAAAGCGATGTCCCCGTTGTTGAAATGTACGGCTCTAAAGGAAGCGGCACTACAGGTGTACAAGGAATTATAGCGATTTCCAACGAATCGCCTACAAATAGACCGAAAGATATTTTCACACTGACAGGAGAGGTAAGCTCTATTGACATTGATGAATTAAATTATTTTCATCATTCCAAAATAGGGCGCGTATTTCAGGTTCTTCTACTTTATTAGAATTAAAACCTAGTAATGCGGAAATTGATGTTTCAGGCGGCATACGAATGAAGTCGTCGAAGCGAACAATATTCGAAGGTGCGCCAGTCGAACTGCCAAAAAGCTCAATAATATATCCAGGAGACAGCCAATACACTACCGCAGAAAAAATCGTAGGCGGCAATGTAACTTCTCTTGTCACAGACATTCACGGCGCGTTGCAAAATAATCTGCTTGTTTGTATCACTCAAATAGATGTAGCTTTGGGCGCTTCTGGCGGAGCATATGCATACGCCTATAAATGGTACAATATGGTTGATGGTAACTCTCAAGGAGCGGAAAACATTTTCGCTGTAATGGCGACACCTTATGGCAAAAATGCGAATAACGTCACCGTTGGTATAATGAGCCAGAGTTCTGAAAAATTCGCTGTTCATGTAAGGGGAACAGGAGCGACAGACGTGGCGGCAACAACAGTCACCATTAGATTGGCTATATTTTACGAAAAAGCATAAGGAGAGTTATGAATATGATAGAAACCGAAACTCGAAGAGAAAGCCCATTCGCATATATTGAGGGGTTAGAAATAAGCGAAACAGAAACAGGATTTCTCTTACTGGATGCACTTTAAAACACCCGGAATTTAAAGAACAGATTTTTCAAATGGAACCAGTTGAGTTTGATGTAGTGGTACATGACAGCAGGAATGTGTTTTACAGCTTAAATATTGTCTACGTTAAAGAAACAAAGACGGTGGAATATAAGCTATTCCGATTTATTGCTGATTCCGACGGATACCACCCTACCTACATCGACAGCACAGAGTATATGCTTATGTATAGCGTGTTCGATTGCACTATTACACCGTCTGGAGAAATAACAGGCACATTTCACGTCTATCCAAAAGGGGAATATCCGACACAGTCAGAATGAGGTAAAGGAGAAATGGACATGAAAATAGAACCGATTGAGATTCCTAGCACAGAACCAGAACCACAAGAAACAGAAGAAACATTGCATGCACAGATTTTAAATCTACAAAGAATGTGTAATGTTTTAATGGTGAATCAGTCTTAATATCGGAGGGAGGACAATGGAAGGACGGAGCGCATTTTACAACTTTTTGAAGATTGCTGGAAGAATGGAACTGTCTTGACCATTGAGCTCAAAACACACGTTCAAACAGGACGCATTACGGAAGCTGAGTTCAACGAAATAACAGCACTTGAGCGCGGAAACGCTTATCCAGACCAAACAGAATAGGAGAATCAATATGGAAGAAAAGAAATCAAACGAAATGGATTTAGAAACGAAAGCGGAGCTATTCGAACGAAAAGCGGCAGCTTATCGTCAGAATTGGATGGATGCTGAAGATGTAGTCTTGTCGTATCAGTACCTTTCAGAAAAAGATAAGCAGCTTTTAGCGGAAAAAGAGCAAGAAATCCAGCATCTGAAGGAACATATTGAGAAGTTAGAAAAGAACCTGAACAACTTGAAAGGCCCTGTAAAACTAAATCATCAGAGAAAATAAGCGGCGGAGAAGCGGCTTTTTTATTTTGCCTCAAAGGAGGTGAAATCGCATTAATAGATAAAAGGGGGGCGTACTAATGTCACAATTGACGGAGGTACCGGATGTGAATGCAATACAAAAAGAGATGGCAGAGTTCAAACTAGAGCAAAATCGCTTGAAAGACGGGTAAGCTCTCTTGAACGATCCTCAGATAGACAAGATCAGCAAATCATGTCACTCAATGAAAAGCTCAACAAAATTGAAGAGAATACAACATGGATCAAGCGCACAATCACGGGCGCTATCATTACAGCGATTTCCACCGGAATTATAGGGGAGCAATCGCTATTTTTTATACCGTTTTGCAAAAATAAGGAGGAATACACAATATGAAAAACTTCGACAAAGGCACGGTCGTCCGGACGGTGCTTCTTTTAATAGCGCTGATTAACCAAACAATGCTGATGTTCGGTAAATCACCTTTGGATATCACTGATGCACAAGTGAACCAACTGGCGGATGCGCTGTACACTGCCGGTTCTTTGATCTTCACAATCGGCACAACACTTGCTGCGTGGTTCAAAAATAACTACGTGACAGCAAAAGGACACAAGCAAAAAGCTGTTTTAAAACAAAACAATCTAACCAAATGAGCTGCCAGCTGGCGGCTCTTTCTATTTCAAAAACAGAATAGGAGAGATTTTCATGACAATTGCAGTGAAACAGAACCTTGTATCAGAATCAAAATACGCTTTGAAATGCCCGAATTACTTGGACGCTGAATACATTACCATCCACAATACAGCGAATGATGCGTCAGCTGCTAACGAGGTCAGTTACATGACCGGAAACACCAGTTCAACGAGTTTCCACTTTGCAGTCGATGACAAAGAGGTTATTCAAGGACTGCCGTTAAATCGCAATGCATGGCACACAGGCGACGGCACAAACGGCCCCGGGAACCGTAAGTCTATTGGCGTTGAAATCTGCTACAGCAAGTCAGGAGGCGACAAATACTATGCTGCTGAAAAGTTGGCTATCAAGTTTGTGGCGCAGCTGCTTAAAGAACGCGGCTGGGGTATTGATCGTGTGCGGAAGCATCAAGACTGGAGCGGAAAGTATTGCCCGCATCGCATCTTATCGGAAGGGCGCTGGAATGAGGTCAAAGCGGCGATTGATGCTGAATTAAAAGCGCTTGGCGGCAAAACATCGAGCAAGAAAACAACTTCGTCCAAGGCAGTGAAAAAACCAAGCTCAAGCAAAAAGAAATCATCCTTTAATCTGCCCTCTGGCATCTTTAAAGTGAAAAGCCCGTTGATTCACAGCGCTGCTGTTGAACAGATTCAAACAGCGCTGGCGGCGTTGCATTTCTATCCGGATAAGAAAGCCAAAAACTTCGGTATCGATAGCTATTATGGGCCGAAAACTGCCGATGCCGTCAGACGGTTCCAGCTAATGAATGGATTAAAGGCTGACGGCATCTACGGTCCCAAAACTAAAGTGAAAATTGAATCGTCATTGAAATAGATTTAATGATCAATGATTGAGATGCCTCACTATAAAAAGGGGCATCTTATTAACGCTTTTTCATCAACAAATGAGACAACCAAAATGGTATAGTGTCGTTGATGAATAACAAAGAAAATAATATTAAGTCCACAACAATTCCTCTTTTCTTTTTTTAAATACGAAGAGATTATATTCTTTAATCTCTGAAAAAAAGGGGGCGAGGATATCTATTTTATTTCTTTTTATTTTTTTACAATACCTATTTACAATCGTAAATAGGTATTGTATAATTAAAGTATAGAAAGGAGGTGCTGAAGTGGACGAGGTGAGAAACTGGATTCTTGCTATCGCTGGTATCGTGACCATCATAAAACACATCTACGACATATGGCAGAAGGAAAGCGAAAAGCATAGCAAGAGAAAGAAAAAGCGCTCCCGCCGGACAAGCAAGAAGCGCTGATACTAGTGAGACAAGGGAGAAATCCCCTTGCTCATACATTATATCACGTCCACGATAGTATGAAAAATATTTTAAGCAGTACAGCACAGGTGACTTTGCCGTTTTGCTCATTTTGGTTGCCGGGATCGTTGCAATTGATCTAACCGATGAGGGTATGTCTGGAAAGATTGCGCATACTGTATTGATGATAGCCGTTGTTATTACCTTGTTAAAAGGATTCATTATGATGTGGAGAGAAAGTCGACATGAAAGAAAGCGAAAAAATTAAGTTTATCCAGGAAGAAGTTTTGACTGCAACGGAAGCGGGGGAGCTGCTTGGAATCACCCGGCAGCGTTTAAGTACCCTTGTGACTTCCGGAAAGCTCAAGCCGGTTAAAAAGGTTGGGACAGTCGCATTGTTTTGCTTGGACATGTACAAGCCCTTAAAAAAGAATTAGAAGCTGGCCGGAAGAAGTACCGGCCATATGATGAATGAAGCCCTTCTCGAGACGAGGAGGGTTTTTGTCGTATGTTTGCCACATATAAATAGAGGGAAATGGATAAAAAAGTATATGTGCCCAAAGAACATTTCTGTTTACAAAAATTACATGGTGATTTATTATTGCTTATATCAGTTAAAATCACTGGGGTAAAAGGTGTTTTGTAAATGGGCAACCAAAAATTCGTGGGTTATCATGGGACATTTCAAAATGTTGTTGATAATATACTAGATGAAGGTTTCAAACCAAAAAAAAGAATAAATCATTGGCTGGGACAAGGAACTTACTTTTATACAGAAAAAAGCTAGCTCAATGGTTTATAACTAGGAATTCAAAAACAGATCGAGAAAAAAGAAAATTAATAGTCCGATTGCTATAATAAAAGCAATTATAGAAGAAGAAGATTCGAAAGTTTTAAATTTAGACACTACTGAGGGGGTTGATTTATTTTTTCAATGCATTGATGATCATTCTGAGACCTTCGAAAAAATTGAATTCACAAAAAATGATCATATTAATCGATGTATTATTCTAGACATCCTTACAAGACTATGCGGATTTAACGTAATTATTAAAACTTTTGAGGCAAGTGATCACCAACCTTCATATGCTAAAGTAAACACAAGTTTTTTTGATCGAAAAATCATTCCTTTAAATGTTCACTATAAAGAAACACAAATTAGAGTCAGCGATCAAGAATGTATTAAATCCACAGAAGTTGAACATGCTATTGAATATAAAAGACCTAAAAGATTATACTTTGATGATAAAAATCAGTTTTTAGGTTAAGGAGCGATGATGATGATGAACAATGATGTCAATTCAATCGTGAAAGAAATTGCAGAATTGTACGGAGTGAATTACGATTTAGAAAAAACTGACTTTACAATTAGAGATGAAGATGGAAATGTTAATATCGTTGATAAAAAACTTTGTACAAATCGTTAGGTGTTTCAAAGCCTCAAGATGATAAGTGGTCAAAGGTTTCGGAGAAGTATAATGTTTCTTGGGATAATCATGATCAAATTAGATATGTAATTAATGACGCTACATTTGAAATTAGAGTTAGTAGCGATGCTGATAAGGTTGCTTAAATTATTGAGGTGTAAACATGAAGGGCATTATAACATTTGATGGATTTAAAGTAGATAGTATGAATTATGAAAGAATAAGTGATTATAACGAAGACTCTGCTAAATTAGCACCTGAATTTTTAATTAAAAAAACGGAATCTAAAGATGATCCATCTTATTACAACATTATCTTTGGAGTTAGATTAGGTGGAGAAGAAGGAAGTCTACCATTTAAGGCCGAAGTTATCTTGAGAGGTTTCTTTTGTTTTAATAGCGAGGACTTCAACCAGGAAGAATACGAGATTGATGATTATCAATTATTCACTATAATAAATGCTTCAGCAATTCTATTTCCGTATTTAAGATCTGCACTAACAGATTTAACTAGCAGAAGTAATCATAATCCAATTATCTTGCCAACAATTAACTTTAATGAATTTATTCGTAACAGGGACTTGAATGATATATTAATGGACAATGATTTTTATGAAGCTATAGAATAAAGCTCACCGCACTTAGTGAGCTTTTTTATATTATCCACTTTTTCGTTAGCTTATCCCACTTCAATTCGCCTTTCATCAAAAGGCTTTTTACAGCTGCACGGATATCCTCTTTACTCTTTCCTGTTTTCCTTTTCAAATCGTTTAAAGTTGGATGCTTTCCATACAAATGCATGTTCACTATGATCTGATATACTTTCCGTTCAAAATCAGTCAT